CTACAGCTGATGGAATTTTCCGTGAAGTAACCGAGGGTCTTGCTGTAACACAAAGAGAGAAACTGTACGCATTGTCTGAAGGTGTTGAGTTTGAGGGTGAAGACAATTATCGTGAGAAACTGGAAACACTGAAGGAATCGTATTTCCCCAGTGAGCAAAAGTCAGTTTCTAATAAAGTGGAAACACTGTCTGAGGGCGTGACCTCAGAGACTGGAATTGAATCAACTGGTTCAATGTCCCAGTATTTGAAAGCCCTTGGTATGAAGTAAACAAGTCCCAAATCAAACACTTAGTTCCCTCTAATGTATAATCAACAACAATTAATGGAGAAGTGGAGTCCACTTCTCGACGCCGAAGGCGTAGATCCTATTAAGGACTCACATAGACGCGCTACTACTGCGATTCTCCTTGAGAACCAAGAGCGTTTCCTCAAAGAAGAAGCTGCTTTCGCTAGCGGCAATGGAATGCTGAACGAAGATGCCCCTACTAACAGTGGCAACGCTGTAGGTGCTTCTGGTGCTTTCAGTGGCGGTTCTGCTGCTGCTGGTCCTACCGCCGGTTTCGATCCCGTTCTGATCAGCCTGATTCGCCGCTCGATGCCGAATCTGGTTGCTTATGAACTCGCTGGCGTTCAGCCGATGAACGGTCCTACTGGACTGATCTTCGCAATGCGTTCACGCTACACCAATCAGTCTGGTACTGAGTCGTTCTTCAACGAGCCTGATTCCGCATTCTCTGCTAACAAGGCAGGCACAAACATTGGTCAGTCAACTCAGGGTGATTACACCTCTGCTGTTGATGACGACGGTACTGTTGGTTTCGGTTCTACCGGCACTCAACGCGGTACTAACCCCGCTATCCTTGAAGGTGCTGCTTCTGACGCTGTTCAGTCACAGTATTCGATTGGTCAGGGTATGGCCACTGGCGACTCCGAGGCTCTTGGAGACGGCAGCAATGGCGACTTCAACGAGATGGCATTCTCGATCGAGAAAGTCACGGTCACCGCTAAGTCCCGTGCTCTGAAAGCAGAGTACAGCATGGAATTGGCACAAGACCTTCGTGCTATCCACGGTCTTAACGCTGAAGCAGAACTCGCTAACATCCTGTCTAGCGAAATCCTTGCTGAAATCAACCGCGAAGTTATTCGTACCATCTATAAGACTGCTGAAGCTGGTTCACAGGCAAATGTTGCCAACGCTGGTTTCTTCGATCTCGATGTTGACTCCAACGGTCGTTGGTCAGTTGAGAAGTTCAAAGGTCTTCTGTTTAACATCGAAAGAGATGCTAACAGAATCGCCCAAAGAACTCGTAGAGGGAAGGGTAACATCATCATGACATCTGCTGATGTTGCTTCCGCTCTGACGATGGCTGGTGTACTTGATTACACCCCTGCTCTTAACGCTAACCTTCAGGTTGACGATACTGGCAACACCTTCGCTGGTACTATCAACGGTAAGTACAGAGTCTTCATCGATCCTTTCGCTGCTAACTCTGCTGCTAATCAGTACTATGTTGTCGGTTATAAGGGTACTTCCCCTTATGATGCTGGTCTCTTCTACTGTCCTTATGTTCCCCTCCAGATGGTTCGCGCCGTTGGTGAGAACAGCTTCCAGCCCAAAATTGGCTTCAAGACCCGCTATGGTCTTGTCTCCAACCCTTACGCTGAAGGCACTGCACAAGGTCTTGGTCGTATTACCTCTAACAGCAACCGCTACTACCAGCGTACTGTTGTTAAGAACCTCATGTGATTTATATCTCACATACTTAACACTGAGACCCGAAAGGGTCTCTTTTTTTGTGCATATTTAATTTACTTCATTAAGTTAGCATACGCTGACTAAATAGTAACAGAATTAACTAGTACTATGATCTGAGATCTCTATATTATATTCAACAACTAAGGTGATTCAAATGCACAATCTACTATCAATGGCTCAACTTAACGAATGGAAAATTACAGAACCCCCAGTTGACGATTTCGCCGTAGAGGAACAAGAAAGATTGAATGATTATTACGAATGTTTAATTGAATGCAGCTCACTAAGTGCTCCAGAATGCAAAAGAATTTGTAAGGAAGTCCTTATGTGATATAATGTAGTTTCCGTGTGAAGGAAGTGAGAGACCCGAAAGGGTCTCTTTTTTTGTCTAAATAAAAATAAAAATGGCATTCCTTAGCAAGCAGATAACAAACAAGAATTATTTGTCGCCTACAGGATTTAAATTCAATATTGTAAAAACTCGCAAAGTAGATTTCTTTTCTAATAGTGCAAAGATTCCTGGTATCCAATTAGGGAATATAAAGGTTGGAAACTACCTGAAGGCTATTGATCTTCCTGGTGACAATATTCAATTTGAAGATCTCACTCTACAGTTTATTGTAGATGAAGATTTAGAAAATTATCTAGAGATTCATAACTGGATCTATGGTCTTGGATATCCAGAAAGTGTTAATGAGTTTCAACAACTTATTACTGCTGCAGATGGATCAAAAGATGTTAAAGAACAATTTAGTGATGGAACTCTTGCGATTCTAAACAGCAATTTTAATGTAAGTGCAAGAATAAAATTTAGAGATTTATTCCCAGTATCACTAAGCTCTCTAGATTTTACTGCCACAGATACTGATTATACATACTTTACAGCAACAGTGACATTTAAGTATCTGTTCTATACGATTGAAGTTGCAGACTAATTTATGGATCTTGAAACTATACAAAGTATGTGGGTCAAAGACACACAGATTGATCAAGACAATTTACATGATGAAGCGGCAAAGATTCCATCTTTACATGCCAAGTATTTTGACATCTACAATAACATTAAGTTACTCAGGGAAAGGTCAACAACATTAGAGAATAAAATTAAATTAGATAGGCATCTGTATTACACAGGTAAAGCAGATCCTGAAGTTTATGCAAAAGATCCCTTCCCATATAAAGTTAGGGAAAAAGATGCGGTACAAAGATATATGTTGGCTGATGAGAAAGTACAGTCAGCAACTTTAAAAATTAAATACTACGATGTCATGTTGACATACCTGGAAGATATTATTAAGCAGGTAAGTAATAGAGGATATCTAATTAAAAATATTATCGATTGGCATAATTTTCGTGCAGGGTGAGCATGACCAAAATTATAGTATCTAAGAAAAACGAAGTTTTTTTAAAAATTGAATCTGAGCCCCATGTATATCAAGAGTTGTCTGATCACTTCTCTTTTGATATAGAGGGTGCTAAGTATATGAATCAGTATCGTAGAAGGTACTGGGATGGAAAAATTAGATTGTTCTCAACACATACTAGAGAATTGTATGTTGGGTTATTAGATAAGTTGGTATCCTTTTGTAAAAGGCATGGATATGAATTTGAATTCACAAATAATAAATTTTATGGAACTCCCTACGAAGAGAATGAATTCATATCTGAGGAAGGAATAAAAGATTATATGTCGTCTATTTGCAATCGTCAACCTCGTGACTATCAAGTAGAGGGAGTATACGATGCTCTAAGACACAATAGAAGGCTAGTGATAAGCCCAACAGCCTCCGGCAAATCTTTGATGATTTATTCAATCGTGAGGTACTATACAGAGCGCAAACAAAATATCCTCCTAGTTGTTCCAACGACATCTCTGGTAGAGCAGATGCATAAGGACTTTGAGGAATATGGATGGGATGCTTCTTCATATTGTCATAAAATATATGCAGGTAAAGAACGAGAATCTAATGCACCCGTTATCATTACTACATGGCAATCTATCTATAAACTAGAGAAAAGTTATTTTGAGCGTTTCAGTGTTGTAATTGGTGATGAGGCACATTTGTTTAAGGCAAAGTCTCTTACTAATATTATGACTAAGTTGCATCAAGCAAAATATCGTTTTGGTTTTACTGGCACACTAGATGGGACACAAACTCATAAGTGGGTATTGGAGGGATTGTTTGGACCATCATATAAATTGGTTCGTACAGAAGAGTTGATGAATAAAGGATATCTTGCAAAGCTCAATGCAAAAATTCTTTTACTAAAACATGATGAAAGAGTGTTTGATTCTTATCTAGATGAAATTAATTATTTAATTTCTCATGAGAAGAGAAATAAATTTATCAGAAATTTAAGCTTAGATCTAAAGGGCAATACTTTAATTCTTTTTGCAAGAGTTGAGGATCATGGGAGGGTTCTTTTTGATATGATAAATAAAAACATAGAAGAAGATCGAAAAGTCTTCTTTATTCATGGTGGAGTAGATGTTGAGGATAGAGAACTAGCCCGTTCAATCATCGAGAATGAAACCAACTCTATTATTGTTG